TAGCAGTACCTAAAAACTTATTGTTAGCAGTTTGATTAAAACTTTGAGATCCAATAACAAATGTTGTACCAGCTGTAAGACCAATTGGATGAAATCTAGGAAGGTTAATCGAAATTGAGAAATCACTACCACCAATAGAAACCGTAGAACCAGAAGCACCTATAATAGTCACACTTGCAGTAAACGCGATTGTACCAGTAGCGCTACCAATTTTAACTTCCAAATTCGGAAGTTGTATAGGATCGTTAGTATATTTCTTCAATTGAATATTCCCATTTACTGTTACAAATTGCAAAATATTAAGATCACTCTTACTCAATGTCTTAGACATAGTACCAATCATGAAATCACCACCACTTAAAAAATCAGTTGATATAAAATCAGATTCGGTAAGAGGACCAGGGTATTCTAAATTTGTAAATAATGCACCCTCTTTAAAACTATTAAAGAAGTATATTCTATTACCAACAACTCTATCAACTATCAATGCAATAGGGGTTGAAGCTGTATCAGTTGATGAAAATGTTAATTTTTCACTATCACCAACAATAATCTTATTACCACGCACAAATGGATTACCACTATTTAATTTATAAACAACAACACTATCACCTCTCTTTAATTGATTTATAGATGGATTCCAATTAGTGCCGTTATTAGAACTCGAATTATCAGTATTATCCGGATCCTTCAATGCAAATAATTGAGATGTAGCACTATCATACCAGAAAGTACATCTACCAACTTGTACATTACCGTTGCTTGAATTTGTAGCAAAAACTGGAACCAAATCAGCATAATCCCATCTATCAATGTTTGTATAAGTAAACATTCTAGCATCATATGCAAATCCTCTTCCACCAGTAGTGTTATATTTACCACCAGTATAAGATATACTTCCGGAAGCACCTATAAGAGCGTTAGGATCATCAAATAAATACTTATCAGAAGGTGCTGTATTTTTATAAAAAGATCCAATAAAATCACTATTATCATGTATTAATGGATTTGGATATAAATTCCCATTAAGTGGAACAAAAGAAGTATCGATGTGTATCGGTTCTATTTTAGCATAATTTTCACCTCTACTTTGAGTAGTAACTGATGTGTTCAACCAATGGTTTTGAAATAAATTAGTAAAAGTAACATTATCTGGTTGTAAAATATTCCAGACACCATTTGATGAATTATTCCCAACTCCATAATATAAACCACTATAAACAGGAGTATATCTACCTTCTAATCTATTATTATTAATATCATAAGAAATATTCCAACGATTGAATGGTACAAATTTATTAACACCATCAACCATTCTATACTTAAATTGGAATGTATTTAAAACAACATCATTAGCAGTTATACCAGTTATACCATTTGAAGCAGCATTTCTAACACCCACTTTAATTTTTATTTGAGATGTATTAAACTCATAATAAGCAACAGCTGTAACCGATTGTGTAGCTGAAAAATCACCTAAAGTAGAAGCGTTAATAGTAAATGTAACTTCTCTAAATCCATCCGTATTTAAAACAAGATTCTCCACTTTAATATCTCTATATTGATCATTAATAACAAAATATGAACTAGGATGAACCAAGTATTTTATACTAAGAGATGCAGCATTTGAGTAATATTCATTACTCGAATTCAAACCAATACTATCACTATCATAAACAGCACTATCCAATCTTATACCCCAATAAGTAGATTCAGCGAACCAAGATGTTCTATTCATATAATAATTAGAAGCTTGAACTCCAGAAAATGTTGGACCAGTAGTGTTTGTTGAATTATAATTATAATTAGAAGCAGATGTTTTATACCCATCATTTGCAATACCACCATAGAAGTGTGCTTGCGATGACAAATGATCTTTATATTTAAATTGCGTATCAGCTAAACTAGATCTATTTGATATTAAGTTAGTACTCAGAGTACCAGAAACAACAATTGATGTGTTACTCCATGTCATACCACCTAAGTTAGCAGTAACGTTTCCTGGTAAATCCAATGGTTTAACAGAAAAGATATTTTCTTCTGCAATATTTGCTTTATAAGATAAGAAATCAATAGTGTTCTCATTTTTAGCAGCAATCGTATGTCCCACTAAATCAACAACAATATTAAGACCATCAGTCTCAAAAATATCAAGGTTATAAGAACAAAAAATACCTGTCTTGTTAGTATCTCTATTAAGGTTAGTCTCAATAAATAAATTATTATTTAAACGATCTCTAAAATATGGAATCAAAGAAAGTCCTTCATAATAACCCAATAATTTAACGTTTCTGTTTCTGATGAAATCTAAAACTAGATTTTTTCTAATACCCGATCCAAGTTTATTATCAAAGAAGAAATATTTACTCCATTCTTTATCTTGAGCCAAAGTTCTATAATCAGACCAGTTACCATCAACGATAACAACATCAACCATATAATCACTGATTAAGTCGTTTCTATTAATAAAAGCCGGAACTTTACCAACACCATACCAAGATTCAGCAGTGATGTCATAATTAGTAACTCTCGATTTATAAATAAAAACAGAAACTGGTTTATCAGATAAATTTGTAATATTAAGAGGTCTTTGTGTGTGACCGGATGAGTTAGCTCTAACTAAGTTAAGAAATGACTCAGTATCTTTTTTCCAGAAACCAGTTGTGTCATGAAATCTTCTAAATGGACCTAATCTTTTAGGATCATTTAAAATATCAGACGATGTTGATAATGTTTGATATTCAACTCTGTCTAAGTTATCATTTGTTAATAACAAATTCATTGCATAAACAGGCGAACTTTCTAACATCTTAGAAACAGTCCTATGAAAGAAAGATCCCTTTCTCTCTAAATTTCTGTCAATTTCACCAAAAATAGCTTCGAACTCACCAAGAGTACTAACTTTAACTGGTGTATTCACAGGTCCCTTTTTCGAAACACCCATAACCAAGTTGGTCAACTGATCAACTGATTGTGGTGTTGGAATAATGGATTTATCAAATTCCTCGATAAATATACCTGGTCTTTTGTATTTTCCAATTTGAATTGCCATATTTTTTAATTATTTTTTTTTGTGTTATCATATATATAAAGTATAAAAAACCATTTTTTTCCATTTTTAATACTTTTTATTATCCTCCATTTGAATCTTTGTGATGTACTCTATCATTTCTTTTCTTCTATTATCTATCTCCCTCTGGATATCTTTTAAACTATTAGAGGCATCAACTTTTTTCTTCTCAATGTTATTTTTTGTGTTTTGTATTTTTTGTTTTATCCTAGGTATTTCTTTATTATACTGATCTTTAATACCCTTATCAGTTGCTATATTTAATATATCTTGAGATTTTTGAAGATTTAAATTATCAGTTGCTATCGTATTAACACCCCTATCTATTTCTCTCTTCTTTTTAGCAATATTTAAATATTTAACTAAGAATTCATTTCTATCTGGACCATTCCTAATATCCTTATCACCAAAAATCTTTTTCTCCATATCAGATATTTTTTTATCATCATTAGTGGAATACGCAGTATCAATATCCTTACATTTAAGATTAAATTCCTTAATCTGATCCTCAAGAGTGTTTAACTTCTCTTTAGCCTTTTTAATATCCGATGTATCAGAGTCTTTAATTTCTAAACTCTCTAACCAAAGACCCCAATCTCTTAAATATCTCATTTTGTGTATTTTTCAATTTTATTTTTAGCATTTGGAACAAAACCAAAATCAACACCCATTGTTCTAAACTTTTGCTCAAATTCTTTAAAGTCTTTAGATAAATCAAAATTCACCATTTCTTTACCGTCTTCTTTTAAACAAATTTTATAAATATCTTTAATAGATAAAGCAATTTCGGTACTTTTTGAATAATTTTCCTTTGTAGTATATGTAATTTTAACTTCTTTATTTACTTGTAAAACTCTAAAGTCGTTTAAATTGAAATAATTTATACTATAAGCGTTGCCATTATCCTGTCTAGGCTTTTCAATCATTTTATTTAATTCATTTTTTTCTATCTTAACAGGTTCCAAAAGTCTCTTCCAAGGACCAAAACTTCTAACAAATGCAATCTTATTATCTCCAATATAATGTGCGAATATTTGAATAAGAGATCCCGGACTACCAGCAGACTCATTTACTGAAATTAAAGTACCCTCTATTATAAAGAAAGTTCCTCTACTAGGTATATAAACTGGACCCGGACCATTTAATTTTAATATTTGTATCTCTTTTGAATTCTCATTTATAGTAGTTTGCATAGAAGTATTAGCACTTACAGTACCAGATCCTCCAGTAGGTTCTGTATTAACAGGTGTTTCTGTAGGTGGTTTATCAAAATACTCATCAAGTAATTTAGCCTGAGATCCTTTACCCTCACTACCAGGTTTATAAAGTTTTGATCCATCTAATAAATCTGTCATAAATTGTCTTAATCTCGGACCCTTACCTTCTCTTAACTCATCACCAACTCTAAGAACAGTATCCTTATCAAAAATAACTTGATACTTTCTTTCACCCAAAATGTTAAACACTGCGTCTTCCCATTGATCAAACAACTTATTGTTTCTCCAAGGACCTTGACTACCCATATCAGTATATTCCAATAATGTTCCAGGACTAGGACCTGCTACAGAACCATCTAAGTTTTGACTTCTCTTAGATATAATCGGAGTCATGTATATTTTATAGGCTTGATTGAAAATTCTTAGTATTTCAATAATCGGATCGAATCCATCAATAATAAATCCTCTCTGAACTTTAATATTTTTAAGCTCAACATTTAACTCCTCAACTATCTTTTCATCAACCTCAAAAGAAAATACTAATTTACAATTTTCTTCAAAATACTTCTCAATCTCACTATTATCAATCTCACTATTATCAACATCATTAGATTTATTAATCTTTAAAGACTTTATCTGAGACATAGTATCAACATAACCCTTTAGATTTTTACCCAAATCAACACCATCGAAATTATATTCATTATAAAGAGAATTTCCGTCTTCTTCAGCCTTTTTGAATTTTAAAGCAACAGAAGCAAATCTTGACATTTTATCAGATATTGATGAAAACTCACTAGTAGTCAACTTATCAATTCTAAGATTCCAATTTTCATACAGAGGCGAATTTGGCGCGATAAATGTCTTATTAAGACCATTTAAATTTTTAACAATATCAACATATAGTTTAATTATGAAATTTTTATAAACTTCACTATCTTTATTTGAGATTATCTTTGATAATTGTTCAGTAGAAACAATTGGATCCTTTGAACCTTTTAAAGTTTTGTCTAAGTTTTGAAATTGAACTTTTAGTTTAGAAAAAGCATCAAAAGCATATTTCTGCTCTTTTGATATAACAGACGCAGTTGCTGGATTAGAACTCTCATTTAAACCATCAACAAATGATCGATAGTCAAATATCAAACTCTCTTTAACCGGAACACCCTTTTTTACAGGAGAAACAACATCTGTTTTAATACTCTTATACTGAGTCAACATCTTTGATAAGTAAGTCAAATTACTAACCAATAAATCATATTTATCAACAAATAAACCATTATCATCAGTTGAATTACCACCTGAGCTATTTTTAGAAACTGGTTTATAACTTTCTAAGAAATCTAAGAATTTTTTTAACTCATCAATCATTTCTTTCTTATTCTCTAATTCATCATCCTCCTTCTCTAAGCTTTCCAATGCAGACTTAGCCAAATTTTTTATAATAGATACATCATCACCCTCTGATATAGATTTTTTTAACTCAAAAATAAAAGAATAAACCTCCACCTTGATAAATTCCATTTTATATTTAATATCAGCATCATAAGTAGCCAATAATAAACCATTAGTGTGTATTTTTTCAAACTCAGCATTAAGTCTATTAATCAATCTAGGTATTTTAACGACCGATGCTAATTTTATTTTAATCTTTCTTATAATATGATTTATTAAACGACCCAGTAAAGAATCATTCCAACCAATATTATTAGTGAACATTGCCTTTCCACTACCACTACCAGAATACTCTTCATAAATTGGGAAATTGTGTTCAGAATATGGAGTTTTCTCAAATTTTTTAGAAATACTCCTTTGTATAAAAGTTTCTCTATTATCTATATACCTCATTTTATCAAAATATTTTTTATTATATATTAAAAAATATTTTCATATTTTTATAAAAATTACTATATTTGTAGAAATAAAAAACAAAATATGAATCTAGCTACTCTAAAATGTATCAATCTTAAAAAGTACAATAGACAACAAATAGGTGCTATATGCGATGAAATAGATTTACAAGAAATAGAAATTCTTTTAAACCACAAGAATTGGAAATTTGAAAGATTATTTGCAATCGAAGAAGGAGAGTATCATGTATTCATAGGAGCAATGTCAGATAAAGATAACCTTTATGTAATAGAAAGATATAGAGATATATTATCATTTGAATACCTTAAAAATTTCCCAGATACTGATTTTTCATATGTAAAAATACCAAAATTAGGTAAGACAAAATTTATAAATTTAAAAAAATCAAATTTAAATGAATTAAAATTAAGTCTACAAACACTAAAAATATCAGGATGTGATAGAGTATATCTTACACAAGAGGGTGAAGAAATATTTCACGAAATAAATAATGAGAAAATTTTCAACCTTAAATTCTCCTACCTATCAAAAGGTGAAATTAATATGATTATAAATAATAGTAAAGAACTAATTACAAAGAAAACAAAAGTTAGAAAGGAAAAAGGAGATTATATAGAAAAATTAAATAATAAATTAGAAGAAGCCGTTAAATCCGAAAATTATGAGGAAGCTTCCCTCTTAAACGAGAAAATATCCAATTTAGATATTGAAACTATAAAATCATTAGAAAAAGAACTAAATTATTGTATAAAAACTCAAAACTTTGAAAAGGCTATTATTATCAGAAATCAAATAAAAGAACTTTACAAAAAATCAAAATCTATAGAAATACCACAAGTTAAAAAAGAAGAATCTAAAAAAGAAGAAGTTAAAGTTGTTGAGACAAAAGAAATAAAACCAGACCTTTCTAAACTAGAAAGAAAATTGCAAGAATATTTAAATGCAGAACTTTATGAAATGGCTGCTGAAATAAGAGACAAAATTAATAAAATAAAAAACCTATCATAGAGATAGGTTTTTTATAACATATTAAAAATTTTATATATAATTATATAAAATTTTACAATAAATGGTTCAAGAAAGACTCGAAGTAATAGATAATATCGTATCTGAATCACCAAATAGATTAAGAGAATCATATATAAAGAATAATAACTATTCATTATACCAAACCATAATTGAATATACCAAAAATTTAGAAATACCATTTAGACAAAAAATATGGCACTGGGTAAGCAATAAGCCGGATTATGTTTATTGTAAAGAATGCTCAATGAACAGAGTTTCATTTAATATGAATTGGAAAGATGGTTATAAAAGTTTTTGCTCAAACAAATGCTCATCGAATAATAAAGAATTAAGAGAAAATTCAAAGAAAACTTTAATTGAAAAATACGGAGTTGATCATTATTCGAAAACCGATGAATATAAAGATAAGGTAAAATCAACATCTATTGAAAAATGGGGAGTTGATAATTATTCAAAAACCGAAGAATATTTAAAGAAATCAAAAGAAACATATATTGAAAAATGGGGAGTTGATAATTATTCAAAAACCGAAGAATATTTAGAAAAATCAAAGAAAACTTGTTTAGAAAAATGGGGAGTTGATAGTTATACAAAAACCAAAGAGTATAAAGAGAAATTTAAAAAAACTTGTTTAGAAAAATATTCAAAAGATCATGTTTTTAAAACTGAAGAGGGTAGATCTAATTTTAAAATATGCAAAGATGTAAATTATATTGAATATGAAGAGGGATTTAACATATTCAAGTGCTCAAAAAACCACTTATTTAAAATAAGTACTGATAATTATTACGGAAGAACTAAAAATAATATAGAATTGTGTACAATATGTTACCCAATAGGAGAACATAATTCTATAAAAGAAGTTGAATTATTCAATTATATTAGTTCTTTATATAATGGAGATATTATAAATCCATATAGAGACTCCTTTGAAATTGATATTTATTTACCCGATTTAAAAATTGGATTTGAATTCAACGGTCTTTACTGGCATTCAGATAAATTTAAAAATAAAAACTACCATATAGATAAAACCAATTTCTTTAAAGAAAGAGGTATACGAATAATACACATATGGGAAGACGATTGGAATCTAAAAGGTGAAATTATTAAAAGTCAAATAAAAAACTTATTGAAAATAAACCAAAGAAAAATATGGGCCAGAAAATGCATCATAAAGGAAATAGATAACACAACCGATTTTTTAAATAAAAATCACATACAGGGATCTGATAGATCAAATATAAAAATTGGATTATTCCATGATGATGAATTGGTATCGGTCATGACTTTTAATAAAAATGAAGGTAGAATTAAAATGAAAGAAGAGGAATGGAACCTTTCTAGATTTTGTAACCTATTAAATACTAATGTGGTTGGAGGAGCCTCTAAACTACTTAATTATTTTATAAAAGAATTCAAGCCAAATAGAATTATAAGCTATGCAGATCTTGATTGGAGTATTGGAAATTTATATTTTAAACTAGGATTCAATAAAATAAATGAAACTGGACCAGATTATAAATATATTATAGATAATAAAAGAAAACATAAACAAAATTTCACAAAATCAAAACTAAAAATATTAGATACAAATCTAACCGAAAGCCAATACACATCAAAGATAAACTTAAATAAAATTTGGGATTGTGGTAAAATAAAATTTGAAATAAAACCCAGTTTTTAACTGGGTTTTAAAATTTAGGAATATTACTTGCGAAATTAGTAGCATTTTTCATCATAGATGAAGTATCTGGCATCCCAGACCTCTGTGAGTCTTCCTCTGATTTTCGTTGCTTATCTTCTTCTTCAATAATCTCGTTAACAAGCTTAATATTTTCTTCAAACATCCAGAATGGCCAATTATCCATCGACCATTCCTGTGTATGAAAGTGTTTTTGTAAAAGAAGCTTATTCTTTAATATATGCTTCAAAGGCGTCATGAATAACGAAAATACCTGAGGCTCCGTTGGGAAACTGCATTTCCGTGCGGATCTCCTCACCACACGAACAAGTCTTTTTCAATTCTTTGATACCAAATGTCATTTTACCAACAGCAGCATTAAGAAATTGAAATGATGTTTGATCCATTTGTTCAAACTCTTTTAATTTAGCCTTAATACCATCATATGTAATGTTACTTCTACCAACTAACATAAAAGGAATAATTTTTAAGAAAGCTAAGTTTGGATTTCTTTTATCATTATTTTCTTTGATAATATAATCTGTAAATGCCTTTTGTAATCCAATATTTGGAGGAGTCAATTCAAAATTTTTACCATTAACAGTATTGAAGTGATATGATCCGGTGTTTTTATTATAAAACTTTAATAACTTCTCATCTATCTCATGATAAACAAAGTTATCTCTTTTCAATTCTATAACATTCTCTTCACCACACTTACATGTTAAGTTAACGGATAGACCATTACCTTGTTGAAAGGTTAATTCTCTAATTAAAAATATTAGAAATAATCTATCCTGATCTTTAATATCCATATAAGATGAAATTCTACCATCAGCATACTTAACTCTAACACATGATTGTAACATATCATTCATTTTCTCAACAATATCATAAAAGTTATTATCATCAACCATGGAATATGCTTGAATTTCTTTAACTTGAGCAGGTCTAACCATAAAAAGTGTACCAACTGGATAGAATTGACCACAAGGCAATTCTTTTACATCAAAATTGAAGTATTGTAGATCAGATGCTCTATTACTATCTGCAGATGTATTTGTATTAGATACCGGAATATCAGAATTTATAAAATTTTGAGATTTCTTACCATCTTCTAAATCTTGAAGATGTCTTTTTAAGTAATCTTCTTCACTCATTTCATTTTGTGACATATTTAATTATTATTTTTTTGATATATATTATAATATATCTCTCTCTTTAAATTATATAGAAATAATTATTTTTGTTTAAACAATCCATTAAAATTAATATATAAAATATAATAAATAATATAACATGATTCTCACTAGAGAAATAAATATAAAAATTAATATAAATAATTTAAATTATTTTACTGATCTTGGTTATGAAACCACTATCGGAGAAACTATCATTATACCACCAGAACTACTATCCAAAGGATCTCATTTTAAAATAAAGTGTAAATGTGACTCATGTGGAATTGAAAAAAACATAATCTATAAAAACTATCTACTTTATGATAATGAAAAATGGGGAGATTACTTATGTAGAAAATGTTCTGAACCAAAAAGAAAAAAAACCCTCAGAGAATCATTCGGAGTTGATTATCCAATACAAAATGAAAAAGTAATGGATAAAATGAGGAAAACTCTAGATGTCAAACGAGATAAAAATAAAAACCAAGATGGCTAAATTTAAAGAAGGGGATATTATTGAATCCCAAATAGAATTTTCAGTAGTCGGCAACGCCACACTTAAATTCGAAGGAAAAGAATTCTATATACACAAAAAAAGAACCGGAAAATCATTACACTTAGATACAGTAAAAATTAAACTTTTCAATAATGGTAAAAAATTAGAAGGAGAAGTTATAGAAGTTGTAAAAAGATTTAAAACAGAATTTGTAGGAACTACACAAGTAAAAAAAGACCACACATTCGTTATACCAGATAATCCAAAAATACATACAGATTTTTATATAAGAGGATCACATAACGCAGAAGATAATCAAAAAGTATTAGTAGAATTAATAGGATGGGAAGATTCAAAATCACCCAACGCTAAAATTAAAAAAGTATTAGGTTTCATAGGAGAAAATGAAACTGAAATGAATGCCATAATGTATGAATATGGTCTCCCGGTTGATTTCCCACAAGAAGTACTAAATGAGGCAGAACTAATGCCAGAAATTATAACAGAAAAAGAAATATCCAGAAGAAGAGATTTAAGAGGTGTAACAACAATTGGAATAGATCCTCACGATTCAAAAGATGCAGATGATACCATAGGATTAGAGTTTAAAGACGGGAAAAGATATATCTCCATAAACATAGCAGATGTAACACATTACATAAAACCAGGATCAGAATTAGATAAAGAAGCTCTGAGAAGATCAACATCAGTATATCTAGTAGATAGATGTGTACCAATGCTACCAAAAAGATTAAGTAATGGAATATGCTCACTCAAATCAGGTAGTGATAAATTATGCTTTTCTGTTATAGTAGAACTAAACAATGATGGAAGAATAGAAAGTACTTGGTTTGGAAAAACTATAATAAATGTTAATAGAGATTACTCATATGAAATGGCTCAGGAAGTAATAGATAGAGGATCAGCTTCTGAAGAGTGGAAAGATTGTGATAATGTAATATTAGAACTAAATAGATTGGCTAGAAAAATGAGAAAGAGAAGAATGCTAGGCGGGTCTATGGAAATAGGCGGAGTTGAAGTTAAATTCAAATTAGCTGATGATAATAAAAAACCAATAGGAGTTTATCTAAAAGAACAAAAAGAAGCTAACCATCTTATAGAAGAATATATGTTATTAGCTAATAGAGAGGTCGCAAAATTTATAAAGTCTAGAAACCTACCTTGTGTTAATAGAATACACGAGGAACCAGAAGAATCAAAATTAGAACACTTTAAATCTTTTATATCAGGACTAGGACATGTAATACACTTTGGAGATACTCCTGAGAAAACTAAATTAGTTATAAATGATCTTATCAAAAAGATAAAAGGAGAAGCTGAAGAGAATATAATAACAACTCTAATAATAAGAGCTCAACAAAAAGCAAAATACTCAACCAGAGAAATTGGACACTATGGACTAGGATTCCAACACTATTCTCATTTCACATCACCTATCAGAAGATATAGTGATATTTTAACACATAGATTACTTTCAAAGGCACTAGGACAAGAAAAATACAAAGGAGAATTATCACCTGGAGATTTAAGTTCAAAATGTGAATGGATATCCAAACAAGAAGTAGTCTCAGCAAAAGCTCAAAGAGATTCCATAAAATATAAACAAGTGGAATACCTTAGTGATAAAATAGGGAGAGTTTTCGAAGGTATAGTATCTGGAGTTTTAGATAGAGGAATCTATGTTGAGATAGAAGAGAATAAGTGTGAAGGCTTAATAAGATTATCAGAATTACAAGGAAAATGGATTGCCTATCCAGATAGATATGTAGCAATAAGTCAATTAGGAGAAGAAATAAGATTGGGTGATAGAATAAAAGTAGTTGTAAAATCAACAAACTTAGAAAAGAAACAAATAGATTTTTTAAAATTTTAATAAAATGGGCCAAATGTTTAGAGTAGATGGTGAATCACATCTAAAAAATAGAAAGTATAAGTTCTATCTAGATGGAATCAAACTATCTCAATTTGAGTATAAATTCAAAAAATGGTCACAATGGACTCAATTTAAAAGAGAAATTAAACTAAATACTTTATTAGAAGGTAAGAGAGTGCAATTTGATATTGAGGATATTAATGAATATGGTAAAATTAGTGGATATGAATTTGATCCAATGTTATCAGATATTGCTTTCACTGTTAAAGGAATATCTATGATAATTAAAGATGATTTTGTAGAAGAATTGGAAATTGAATGGAGACCACTACAAACAGAATTAGGTAGAACTATAATAGACATATTAGATTCTGGTTTAAAAATAGAACTATCAATGAAATTTAATGATAGTGGACAATTTGTTTATTTCTATGTAAATGAAAATTGGAACAATGTAGCATAAAAAACCTCTCATTTGAGAGGTTTTCTTTTTTATAATAATTTCTAAAACTCACCACGAGCAGAATAATTCTATATTAGCTAATCTTCATATTAATTCATAACTTAGAATTTAATTCTATGAATGAAAATATAAATCCGGAACATGTTATATATTTATCATCTTTATCTTTGGTTGAATTAAATTTTGCACAAGTTGAAATATTACCTCTTGAAATTTTATAAAATTCAGCACATTCTTTAGCATAATTCCAGCTTTTTAAAAGTTTTAGATTTTTATCATATTGATAAATTACCTTTGATCTTGGATTATCAACACCATTATATAAACCCAATTTTTTTTCTCTCATAATTTTTTTACTAAAATCGCTATGTTTTTTACCCCACATTGGATTATTCTCTCCATTCATTGGTTTATGAACACCTCTTTTATTATTTATACTATACTCACCACCATCAGTAGCGTTAACTAAATTACCACTTCGATATTTTAAAATCCAATATGTTTCTCTCTCCAAAACATATGATAGATCTGAATCCAAAGATATTTCCTCAATCTTCTCTATAATTGGTTTCAATTCTAATCTAGATAGTTTTAATATCCAATTATCTTTATGTGAATACTTTTTTTTAGTTTTTTTAGATATGTTGGACAAACAAGAGCTAAAATAGAGAAAAGACTGAGTAATCATATTTGGGAATCCAACTTCATTTGAAATAGGACATTTCAATACATAAATACTATACATATAATAATTTTATTTATATATATTAAAAATTAAAACTCAAATTCAGAACTTCCACCTTGAGCACCACCCTGAGCTGGTGGTTCTGGAGCAGTTTGACCTCCTTGAGCAGGTGGTGCTTGAGCACCAGTATCCATTCCACCTTGAGCGCCAGTATCCATTCCACCTTGAGTATCCATTCCACCCTGAGCGCCTACATCCATTCCACTTTGAGCACTAGCCTGAGCTCCTCCAGAACCAACACCAGCAGCATCTTTAGCCCAGTATTTTTGATTTTCTGCTTTTTCTTCAGGAGTTAACTTAAATACATGATCCATAATCCACTCTATATGGAAATAAGGTTTCTCACCATTCATAATACCAGTTAATGTCCCAATTGCCTCAGCTCTTTTAGCCAAATTGTTTATTTTCTTCCACTCTTCAAAGATTTGATTTGAATTAAAATCAATATCCATCTCATTCATTATAACCTCATCTTCTACAAGCTCTGGAAACTCAACCAACATTTGCAACTTTATAGGCTTAACAATCAATTCTTTAAAATTAGCTCTTAACCTACCAATAAAATTATGAAACTTAACCTCATCATTTGTTAAACCAGCTTGATCTGATATAAATGTTCCACCACCACTCTCTGCTTCAAACCTAGTAACTGGTATTTTAGAAGCTCTTTTAAGAGCCTGATGAAACCATTTTAACATAGATTCCTCATTTAAATCATGACCTTGTGGTGTCATTAACTCCATATTTGGAGTACCAGCATCACCTTCAGGAAACCAAACTTGTTTATTATATGGTATGTGTTTAGTACCATTAACATTAATAGTACCCAATGTTTCATCAAATTCAATTTCTTCTGAATAATCTTGAATCAATTGACCAATTTGTTCTTCAGCTTTTTGTCGAGACATACCCTTAATAGGAATAGTAAACTTTTGATAGATAGTAGCATTCATTATGTTAAACATAATTCTAGTCTGCTCTAATATTTTTAATTGATTATACGGCTTTATCAAACCCTCAACATAAGAAGTTTCAGAATAATCATTCTGTGATGAATATGATATAAATACTATTTGAGAATCTAAAAATATTCTCCTCAATTGTGGATCTTCTGGAAATTGAATCCATAGATGCCCGATATTTGGCTCATAAGCAGGTACTATACTCTCTGGTCTTAACCTATTAAATGCGATAATATTCTTCTTTTTATCATCCCAAACTAACTCAATTGCAACATAACCATCAATAAGGAAATCTTTCATCATTTGATATGCAGTTACACTATCAGAGAAACCATATTTATTATACACTTTCTCAAAATACTCCTGATACTTATCCGTTATCTCCTTAGAATAATCATTTGATAAAGGAGATGGTGAGCAAAAATCCTTTGTATCATTATATACAATTGATTCATCAGCTATAGCACTAATAAAATCTCTAATTTCATCCTTAATGGAATATTCTCTTAATATTCTTCTTTTATCTGGATAAGATCTATCTAAATATGGTATTGATTTTCTATTTAATACAGAAGCGACTGCCCTTTGTGAAAAGAAATTGTACATAGAATCACCCTTTGCAGCATATGGATCTTCATTGATACCAACACCAACTTGGTTTCTAATGATCATATCGTCATAATTCATACCATAATTGGATAAATTACGAAGTATTCTATTAAATAGACCTTTATTTTCTACAGCAGAGTTGACAAAACCCATTCCATCACCACTGTTATTATTATTTCTATAATTATAAGAAGCCATTAAAAAATTAATTTTAATGGTATATATAAAAATACTATCTCCCTAAAATGAAAAAAGAGGATTAAATCCTCTCTTATATCCCTAAATCGTTTATTTTTTCCTCTCTGAGTTTTTGTTTTAATCTAAACTCATACTCTTCAACTGATATTGAAAACTTATTGCTCCATACGAGTTCTCTATAAGGAGCCATAATATACCCATTTTGAGGACCATATACATTCTCAAATATAATATTCTTTCTAGTTACAGATGGATCTGATTCACAGATCGCATCTTTAATTATCTCATAATCAAAATCACGTTTGCTCATATTATTTGTAATAAGTTCTTGGTATAACTTTTATTTCTCTATCCACTAAGGACATTTCTTCTAAAATATTAATAATATCTTTGTTGTAGTTTTTTAGATGATTTACTAATGTGTTAAAGTTATTAACAGACTTTCTATTTTCAAATAAATTCCCGTCAGACCAAACTAAACTACCGTCACTTTTAATTGTTGAATTTATTCGGTGTGTATTACTAATACCTGATTTAAAAATACACATAATTGTGTTTCCCTCTTTTTCTCTAAGAACCTGAACAGAATCAAATTTAGCACCATTAAAAGCTTTAACTCTACCAACTAAAATATCAAAATCAATTTGATTTATTTTTCTTTCTTCTATAGAATTGGCATGTTTAATAACTTCCAATGCTTTTTCTTTTTGACCATAAGATCTCAATTTCTGAGCCAACGACATATAAACTGAATACTTCATAATTTTACAGGATTAACTCTACAAATATAATGAATTTTTGATGAAATTTAAAATCTTCTTAAAGAATTTTGTATTCTTTGTATATGACCTTTAAGAGCAACATACTTTTCTTTGATTTTACCATCCATCTCGTAAAAATCAGAAATAAGTGAATTCATCATTTCATTATGTCTTTGATCTCTAGTCTCTAACTTTTTAGTCCATATTTGAATTAACTTCTGAGGATCATATTTAGTTAGTGGATGACCCGACATCAAAAATCTAGGAACTTCATCCATATCAATTCGATGAATCATCTTTATTTGAATAGCATTATACTCAACTAATGAGTATTCAAATCCCCATTTCAACAACTCATCATACATACCCTTATAATTAACTTTAAGTGGAATACCATCTTTAAAATTTTTCTCAACAAAATAAGGATCAAATATAACAGTACGAACCTCCAATGGTATAAAGTTAAAATTAACAGCAAAGACAACTATCTTATTGTCAAATTTTTTCCAATCAACAATAAAAACCGGAGACCAAGCCATCCAATTTGAAGGATCAACATATTGAATAAAATAAAAACTACCAGGTTTTATATCATTTATACCGATAGCAGTATATTCTTTACTACTCTTTGTTATTTTATCCATCAAATAGAGGCAATTATTCTTATAGTTATCTGCTAATCCATTACCATTGACCAACAAACTGAGTTTAACTCTATCATCTAATAAACCCATAGAAAGTTTTTTCTTTTATATATAAATAAAAGAAATTAAACTTATGTTAAATTCGAAACCAAATAATTCTAAATACCATGGAGGACTCTATATACCAACAAATAAAGATAAAGTTATTAAATTAAATGGACAAGGTGGGTTATTTTATAGAAGTTCTTGGGAAAAGAAGATTATGACATGGCTCGATCTAAAACCAGAAATAATTAAATGGGGAGCCGAGTGTTTGCAAATACCATATCAAATGACTCATTTTGAAAATGGCGATACTAAAGTTAAAAATCATGTGTACCATGTAGACTTTTATTATGAAATGAGGATAAATGGAGTTCTGAGACAAGTTGTTGCTGAAGTTAAACCACAAAAAGAATATAATTTTGTACAAGCACTAACAGAAGGCAGACTACAAGTCCCAGAAGATAAAGGAAAAAAATTGAAAAACTTTGAATATGATCTAAAAATGGCTTATAAGAATAAACAAAAATGGGAAACTATGATAAACTGGTGCAATAAAAAAGGTTATGATTTTATAATCATAACCGAAGAACATCTTAAAAAGTTCAATGTTTAATCAATATCTTTGATAACTATTTCATCCATTAAAATTAAATTATTTAATTGGTTTTGAGATAATCTAACAGTCTTAAAATTCTCGACTTTTGTAAATAAATCATCCTCGATAAAAGCAATTAACCTATCACCAACAATCCTATCATATTCCTGCGGGACCAAATTAACATCTCTATCAGAGTAAATATTTTCTATCCATCTAACATATTCCAAATCATCTATGTGCAATGAACACCCATCTGGTATAACATCAAAATCCTCAATAGAATTTTCCCAAAACTGAAAAATAACTTTATTCATAATATTTATTTTTACAAATATAGTAAAAAAGTTTTATAAAATGTCTTTTTATTTTTCGTAATATCTAAAATGATACTTCACTATTTCATTAAATGGAGTCCAATTATCAGAAGATATATTAGTTATATCCACATATATGTAAAATCTGAAATTATAGATATCCCTCTCCATAAGATATTTTACTATCTCTCTATTAAAATATCTATAATCATATGCATCATTTATATATGAGCTGAAATATCGAGAGGTAGTGAGTTCATTATTATAAGGTCTGTCTTAACAATTACATTCATACCCAATTTTTTAAATATATCTAAAAGACCTTTTTCAATATTTCTTTCAAATTTATAAATCTGATTTTTATAATTTTCTTCGGTTTTCACATCACCAACTATTGGTGATAAACAAAAAGAATCTAAGTTAGGTATATTTCTTTCCATAATTATAATGAATGTAGACCCATTCCCTCATTACTACCTTCTATAGAAATTAACCTTATCTGGTGTTCATTATCACCCTTCTTTTTATAAAGATCATTGTAACCTTTCGCTATACCTCGCTTAAATATCTCGGTAAAATATGCAAAAGCATTAACTGATTTGTCCTCGTTGAAATTATACCAATTTTGAAAGATATAAAGTAATCCACTTTGATAACAATCCATTTTATCATCATTGGACCAATATCTCATTTTTTTTATTGTCTTTTTTGCCAGAAGTTCTAACATCTTTTGTGCATTTCTTGTTAATCTTCCCTGCGCCTTACTCACTACTAATTCTATATAAAGTTCTTTGTTATTTAAATACATCCATAATCGTTTATTTTTTAAGTTTATAACATTATAAACTTATGATTTTCGATGTCCTTCATGTTATATAACATAATAAAAAAAAGTCCACATTAATTGTGAACTTTTTTTTATTAATATCCAGGTATCATAGGAGGTGTAACTCCAAATGGTGGATCAATATACTCATCAACAAAGTAATCCCATACGAAATCAACTTGTAGAGTTTCAATTGTACCATTCGTTGACCAATCAAGACCGTATCCAGCAATTTTCTTAATTTGAGCATTTTGGAAAGTAACTCTTCTCAAAACAACACCCTTTTTATCATGTTGATTAACAATGATAGTTCCGATTATATCAGACTTATAATGCATTGTCCCATCTTGAGAATTAAATACTAAGTCATACCATGCTTTTAATGTAGACCAAGTTTCCATAGATCCAACTTGATTAACATTCACTTGAAATTTAATACTAATCTCACCACTAGTCTTAGCTGGTGTAGTTTGAAATACTCTAGTTGAATATTTAAATCTTTGTTCTTTTTGTGTGAAGTCAAACTCTGTAAGGTTGAAGTCAACACTAGTGGCATTTTCCAATAATAATACCGAGTTTCTTTGTTGGTTCTGCAAAATAGTAGGAAGTACAAATGTAACCTCAAACAAGTTAGTGTAAACTATCTCATCTGGAAATGTACCTGGTCCACCCGGAGATCCAACATTAGAGATTTGCGTGTAATGTGGTAATGGCATATTTTTTATTATTTTTTTTTAATTGTTACCAATTATAAAGTATATATTTTTTATTTTTTTTCTCTTGTTTTTTATACACTTTACATATATATTAAACTAAAAAACTAATTTTTTTCCATTTTCAACTTAAAACAAAGACGATTATATAATATTAAAATAATAATTATGAATGAGTAAAATTTTCCTAATTGGAGATACCCACATCGGATTGGGATATCCAAACTCAGTTGATAAATGGTATAAAATACATCAACAATATTTTTCAGAGTTTCTAATTCCACTACTAAAAAAAGAAGTTAAAGAAGGAGATATAATTGCACACCTAGGAGACCTCTTTGATAACAGAAATATCATACCCATAAACCTACTAAACTACGGAATGGATATAATTGAAGAAATATCAAAAATAGCACCACTACACATAATAATAGGAAATCATGACCTATACTCAAAAAGCGCATCTGAAATAAATTCAGTTAGACCATTTAAATATATCCCAAATGTTAAAATTTATGATAAAACATCAATATTAGAATATAATGGACTAAAAATATTGATGATGCCTTATATTGAAAAGAAATTAGATCAAATAAAAACAATAAATGATAATAAAAATTGCGATTACCTATTTTGCCACTCAGACTTAAACGGTTGTAAAATGCACTTAACATCAGTAGCTCATAAAAATAATGATAAAATTGATATAGAAGATTTTAAATCATTTAGAAAAGTGAGATCTGGTCATGTGCATCTTGTACAGGTTAATAACAATTTCAAATTTATAGGATCTATTTTCCAAATGGATCGAAATGATATAGGAGATCAAAAAGGAATATTTGTAATAGACACAGATACAGATGAAGAGATATTTTTTCCAAATAAAGTATCACCAATATTTAGAAAATTTAAGGTTATAACAGAAGACGATATTGATAAATTAGATGAATTAAAAGATACTAAAGATTATATTGATATATCAATCTCAAACAATCTTCTTATAAACAATCGAAAATTAAGAAGAAAATTAGAAATGATGTTAGAAAATGGGAATTTCTCATCAGTCGAATATATAGATGATATCGTACAAAAAGGAGATGATGGTGAGGAAATTATTTCAGAAACTATTCAAATTGATGAAGATAATTTAGACATATCTATAAAATTAGATTATGAAAATTATATAAAAGAATACATATTAAAACAAAAGTATGAAAACGAATCCTTTAAAAATGGTGTGATAAATGAATATGATGAAATAATAAAAATATACACTGATAATTATAAATCAAAAGTAGAATAATAAAAAACCACTCTAATTGAGTGGTTTTTTTATTAGTTTTATTTTTAAGTCACCAGTACCTTTTATCAATCTATGGTAAACACCCATTGGTATAGATATTCTACCATCTATCTTTTTAGGGAGTTGATTATCAAATTGAATAAGCCAATCAGTTTCTCCAATATTTTCAATAATTCTATCTTCCTTATCAGTATGCCAGATCATCTCATCAGATTCAGTATATTGAGAAAACTCTCTAATGAATATATTGCACCCAATCTTAGTTTCTTTAAATGGTAAAATCATATACTATATATAAAAATATTTAATTTAATTTATTTTAATCCAAACAAATACAACTCCAACCCTTGTGCTTTCTACCATTCTTAGAAACTCTTGATAAATTACCAGGGTCTAAATCTCTATCTGAACAAAATTCCGATAGATTTTTTATAAAAAATTCAACACCAAATGGATCTGTTAGTTTATAATTTTTAGATCTTTTTTTATTTATATCAATCATTAATTTTGATTTCATTTCAATATTTTTAGTTAATGATTTACATACAATTAAATTGTTATTTAAAATTATATCTCTGTAGTATTTTGATAAATCTTCATCATTTGAAAGTAATAAACCAATGTTATTATAGTTATATTTTTCAATTAATTCAGTAATTAAATACTGACCACTATTATAATCTTTAAAAATATCGATAATATCTTCCTCTGTTAATATATTTTTTCTTTGTCTAAGATTATATTTGGTTTTCAATTCCAAGTAAATTTGATTATATCTTCGTCTCTGATATCTAAAAGATAGTATCAAATCAACTTCTTTAGAATTAATTTTCAATTTGTCACAAATATCATTATTTGAAAAATTAAAAATGTGTCTTAGTTCAAAAACATCTTTTATAATTTCTTCTTTTATTATAATCTTATTAATTTTTATTCCACTTTTTCTATTAATTTTCATTTTATTTTTCCGCTTCTCAATATTAAAAATCAAACCATCCTTTTCAACTTTATAGATATTTTGATTGTAAATAAGATGTCTTAATGAAATTATTTCAAACCCCGTCAATTTTGATATATCATATATACTCAATTTCTCATTCTCATACATGTCATGTATTTTCAAAACATCATCTCTATTGAATTTTTTATATCGATTTACTTCTAATTTTAAATCATATTTCTCTTTAACATATTCATATTTTTTAACTCTGTTCAAAATAGAGGAGACATGATTACCATTAATTCCCATCACCTTTGATATTTCACCATTACTCAATTTTAATTCATTTCTAAGATTAAAAATACCAATTATCTGTTCATCACTCAACTTTCTCATTCTTTCAAATAACTTAATCTTTTCCTCTTTACTTCTTCGAACTCCCAAACAGGAAGATGATTTAGGATTAGTATTATATCCAAATCTATCATCATAAGGTTTATATAAATCTAAATAAATTTGCTCCCTTTGTAATGAGATTTCTGGCGGACAAACCTCTAATATCGATATTTCAAAATATCCAAAGTTTGGATTTTGATTAAAACACCTCTGTAAGTGCTTTGAGTGATGTCTATTATTTATTAAATCACTAATATGAGATGTCAACCTTCTTGATAACCTACCAGAAGTCGAACCAATATAAACTTTATTATTATTTTTATTTCTTATTTGATAGACTCCACTATTTTTAATAAGTTCTCGATCACTATCTATTAAAATTTCATATAAAATATTTATCATAGTATATATATTATTATATAATACACACCCTATAAATATCTTTTAAATTACCAATAACCACCATGAGATGATTTAACTAAATTCTTATATCGAGGTAGATGACAGGACCAATAACCAGCTGATAATTTATCCATTGGTTTCCATTTTCTTTTACATCTATGACGTGATACAAATGATTTTCTAGCCACGGGATCATTAATTTTAGAAGTCAATCCACCCTTAACATCACCAAAATTAACACACATAACTCTATCAGTTTTTGGATTTTTAACATAAACTTTATACTTTTTAGGACCGGTACTTCTCATAGGTTTATTCAATTTAACATCTCTACCTTTATACTCAGCCTCATTTAATTCCTCAATAATCTCCATTGGAAGATCTAATGGAACTAATTGACCTCTAAAATATCCAAATTTACCAATATCTGTTTTCTCAAATAATTCAATATCCAAATCATTAAAAGAGTATCTACCACTTTCATATAATTCTCTACCTTCTACTAATAAGTTAAAAAATTCTTCTGATCCTGGTCTAAAAATATTCTCTATAACAGAAATTGAATTATCGAAATGGTATCTAATATTCTCAGAGATGCTAAACTCACTAGAAAACTCTTCAAATTTCTTGATAGACTTTTTCAAACCAGGTGTTTCACCATTATTTTGAATTTCTTTTTTAATTTTATTAACTTCCTTATCTTTAATCTCTTCGTAATCGCTTACAAATCCAACCAAATCATCTTCTTTTGGTTCTAAAGACTTTATATCAAAACCAGGTTCTAATACATCATCTTCCTTTTTCTTCTCAAAAAATCTAAGAATCTTCATTTTTTTAATTATTTTTTACACCTTATATATTAAAATAAATTATCAAAGAAGTGTTTTTTAATATATATCAAAAAAGTATTAATTAAATGTCTGAATCATTAATTTTCTTTAACAAAGAAGGAGATAGTTTAAATTTCAAATATGATTTTATAGATGAAAGATTTGAAGGTGATATCCTTTTTCATGAAAACTCATCAGATACATATAAAACATATGGTTTATATGTTATGGAAAAAGTACCTTCTATTGAACTAGAATCACCAAATAGATTGTCATTAAATAAATTTCAATTATTTAACGAATGGGGTGTACACTTCTATGAGAAAACTCTACAAAAGCAAATAATAACTAATATAGAGCCAGTAAATAACGATTGGAACTTCTATTCTAAGTGGATATATGGTGATAATTTTGACATAAAATTCCCAATTGGTACATTAGTCAGCTTTAACAATCCAATATTAGAATTTACAGATGATATGAGAGTTTATACTGTTGTGTCAACCAAAAATGATGCTATAATGATAATATCAGATGTTGATAATGCAACATTTGAATCTAAATACTCATCGATATATTCAAATTCGGAAACATGGAAAGACTTATATCTATTAAATTCGGTAAATTCAATAGGAATTTATAACTATGTAAACTCAAAGTTTGAGAATAATTTATCAAATTGGAATGAACCAAATTTTTATGATAAGTTATTCAATGGTAAAAAACTCAATGTAGTAAATAGCAATTTAAATGATGGTACATACACTATATTAAATGATAAATTAATAGATCTGATACATTTCGAATACTCGACAAATCCAAGTAAATTAATTGGATCCGGAACTTTTTCAATTGAAGTAATAACAAAAAGTGATTTACCAAAAATATATGAGGGTGAAATAAACATAAAAGATAGCAAAATATATTTTAATAACTTTTTAGAAATTCCAACAAACCTGAAGCCTGGATCGGAATTTACAATATCAGGGTCACAACAAAATATAAATTATTATAGAGTGGATATTATACCACAATTTAATAAAGTTTTAAATAAAACTTACTATGCAACACAATCACAAGTCATATATAATAATCAAATATGGGAATGTGTAAAAGCATATACACAAGATCAAGTAAATAACTCAACAATAACACCAGAAAACTCAGATTATTGGAATAAAACGAAATACCTACCAGTAAGCGGTTTGAAAGATGAATACTTACAAAAATGTCAAATATATCTAACAACAAATAAAGATTACTTTGAATATGGTTGGACAAAAGATGCTGAAACAACATTATCATCAGTAGCTGAGAAATTTAAAAATGATTTAGATCTCTATAATATTGATTTATATTTTTCAAATAATGAGTTGAAAGCTGACTTAAAATATTCTTCAAAATATGCAGAGGTTAACTTCTACTATACAACAGACAATAAGGTCTTAGTATCATCAACCATTCAAAAGAACGAAAAACTAATAGAAATATCAGAAGATCTAAATCATGAGTTAAATTATGATTATTCAAATAATACACAATATAATGTAGTATTCACAGATATTGACGACTGGGGAATTAAATTAACAATAAACGGACAAATTTACGAGTCAGATGTTATATGGATTTACAATGGAGGAATACCAAATTTAGAAAGAACAATAGACAGAACTCTACGAAATTGGTTAACGATTAACTATGTGAAATTATACACCATTGGAATCGTAGCAGAAATTGATTTTATTGGAATATCATCAAACTACCAAAACTCAATAATATTAAAAACATTTTTCCCAAATGTACCATTATCACTGAAAGTTGAGGTTGGATCCGGTGGAAATTTCTATGTAGAAAACTCATTATTAGTTTTTAAAAACTTAACAAGTGATGATCCAAAAACTTTAACAAAAAACTTAACGATAACAATAAATGACACACCATATGAAATAAAAATGTCCACAACAATACCTATAACTCTAAGAGAATGGGTAAATAAATGGAGAATTAAATTATTAGAATATGGAATAATAGTTAAGAATATAAATAACTCAATTAAAGTCGATACAATATACCCAAACAATAGAATAGATATATCAATAAATAACGGTAGAATACAAATACCTGGAAATGAAGACTTTTATATTTTAAATAAAAAAACTGGAAATAAGGGAATTGTTATCTCCTCAAACGAAATAACACTAAAAGATGATGAGTTTGATGATAAAAATTTTGAAAATATAGGAATATCAACCGGGATGATAATATCAATTAATAACTCGGGATTTGTTTGGGATAACCAAGAATATAACGTTCAATATGTAGATAAAAATAAAGTAGGTCTTAGCTACAAAGGACCATTCTGGGGTCTAACTAACTCAATTTATAATTCATCAGCTTACAACACAATTGGATTTAGTTTAGGATTTGGAATAACAGCAAGTTATACACCTGATTTTATAAAAGATTCGAATCTAAATTTAAATCATTTCAACAAAACTTTATTCTCCACAAAAATAGAATCAAATGTTAAAGATTTTGACTTAAATGAAATTGAAATATCTGTAGATAAAATCTATGACATATTAACTGTTCAACTATCTAACTCATATTATATTTTAGCTAAAAAATCAACAAATACAATATTAATAAAGATAGATTCATTTACAAATAAAATAAAAAATACAATAAACTTAGGAACTGACGATGGTATAAAATTAGAATATAACAATTTCAATAATCTTATTTATTGTTTATTAAAAAAAAGTTTAATAACTGTAGATCCTATTATAGATATAACAAGTAAAATACTCACTACAAAAGTAGATTTTAAAACAATATCTATTAATAATCTAACTGGTGATTATTATATCACAAATAACGACAATAACAACATAATCACATCAAAAACTATAATTAGTTTACCATCTAAATCTATATCTATAACAAAAGTAAATGAGAAGGAAAATAAAATATACTTAATAAAAAGTAGTGGTGATGATATATATCAAATTAGTTCAAAATCAGTATGGTTAAAAACATTTAAATTATCCAACTTAGATAAAAGTTTTATTGAATATGACTCAACAAACGGGAGTATAATAGTAAGAGACACCTCAAGAAATTTATATAGAATTATAGATGATACAGTGAGACCAATACTAAAATCGAGTGATATTGTAAAATCCAACACAATAGGCAATAACATAGTCTCTCTAAAAGACAACGAGATTTCATTTATAAACAATCTAAATAATACCGATAATACAAATATCTACAACTATACAGATATTAATTTGATATCAATATGCATAAATTATTATGACTCATTTATTTATATTTATGAAAAAAATAAAATATCAATACTAGATCAATTTGGAAAAACTCTAAAATCTAAACAATTACCAAACACATCTGATGTGAATGATAAAATCATATTCAACACAGATAGAAACAAAATATTAATAAACAACAACAATAAATTATATGAAATAAATGTCTATTATGACAATGTCATTAATTATAAAAGTGAAATAAACGAATCTATAAAAGAGGATATATACGGAACATTGGATCTAAATTACACATCAAGAGAAAATATATGGATAAAAAGTAGAGAGTATGTAAGAAGACCCAGAGAAAATTATATCGGTGAAGTTCCGGTAAAATATTACTGGGAATGGTATGATGATAGTAATCCAGAATTTTTTCTTTATGATATATCAGGAGATCAAATATCATCCGGCACTAGTTCATATAAATACACGGGAACATCACCACTTATTGATGTACCATTAAATAAGACCGCAAATAAAGATCTAAGCAAAATAGATAAACCAGAATATCAACAAACCGTTTTTGATGTTGTAGCAAAATCACTTGATTATATAAATGATTCAGAAAACTTTTCATCAGAACCAGAAGCGATAGAATTATTCATTGGGTTTAAATCCAATGACGAAGGACCTAAATCTTCTGTATTACAAATGTTTAAGAAAGAAAATATTGAATTTAAAATACAATCAAACTCCGATTATAAAACACCAACCTTAAAATTCGAAACTCTGGGACTAATATTAACAAGTTCAGATACCGATAAAAGAGGTGTTATAACAATAAATACTAATGATAATATCTACTTTACAGGAAGAGGATTAAAAACAGGACAATTAATATCTCTAACAATAAAGGACTTAACAAGCAAAGAGAATCAATACACATCAAAAAATAATGGATCCATATTCAAAATAAGAGAAGTGTATGCTAAACAATTAGTCGTTGATTTTCTAAATATAGCTACGGATATGTTATATCCTGAAACATCAGTTATACTACACCCAACAATATCATTAAGAACCGAAACAACATTCAAAGTATTAGATAAAGAAATAGGAAGATTCAATGTATATGGACAAACAGAAATAGAAGATTTTAGATTTAAAACGCAATTAAATAATATCGGTAAAAATATATCACCAAATGATATTTACATCTTTAAAGATTATGATATCTACGAAGGAGGAATAGACTGGACTTTCTTAAACAAAAAAAGAAAAGAACTCTTATTAGTTAGAAATGAAATATTCCCATATGTAGGATCATATAAGTCTATAATAAACGCAATAAATTATTTCGGATATAATGATCTAAAATTAAATGAATATTATAAAAATATAGATAACAAATCACCAAATTTCTTAAAGTTATTTAAAGTTGAAATACCTGATATATTTGACAACACAATAGAAGGTTGGAATGATAATGACTTTCTTAAAAATACCATGCCTAATGAAAATTTTGAAGAAACCAATCTATTCAACTTATCATATGATATAACAAATAAATATGGTGATATAATACTAAACTACACATTAGATGAAGTAACGATAAAACTACAAGGATTAAAAAAATGGCTAAAAGGGAATATAATACCATTAACACATAAGATATTAGATGTAACGGGTAACTCTTATTTAAATGCAGAAACAACAATAAATCACAAACTTTCAGATGTTAGAATTTTCAAAAATAGTGAAAATATGACACCTATATCCTTTAAATTAAATGAAGCTTATCTACTACCGATAAATTCAGGATCAACCGTTTATAACTGTGTGCTAGATTTATATACAATAATAAATAATGATCTTAATATAAAACCACATAACGAATATTTGGATAAAATAAAATTACCAGACTATTATGATATTAAAATAAGGACTTGGAAAACCTACAAAGAATGGGAAGCATTTACTGAATATTCTAAGGGTGAAAAAGTTATCTATTATGGGAATATATACGAATCTGTTATAAACTCAAATAAAATGAACAGCCCCATTAAATGGGAAGCACTAATATCAGAATGGGAACCTACTGGTAATTATGAAGTTGGAAACATAGTTAGATATGAAAATGAATACTACTCATACACAGGTCTAGGAAACGAAATTGAAAATCCAATAACATATGAACTAAATGGATTAAACTACCAATATCCACCACCATCCATAGATAACGGAGATGGTTATAACTGGGTAATAATTACAGAATGGAGAAAAATAGGTTATGAGCCCGTACAGACTATAAATGAAAATAGAAAAGGTGATAATTTAACACCATTCAATTTTACTTTAGATGCAAACATAGATCCATTTGTAACGATAGAATTAACTTGTGATAATGGATATGGTATGATTTATAGAGATAGAAAAAACTATGAAATAAGAACTCTAAAAGATTTAAGTTCACCGATAAAATATATTGAACCAATCGGACCATTTGAACCAATTGCTTATATAAAATAAAAAAACCTCTTTAAAGAGGTTTTTTTATTAATTTGTAGTAGTTTCAGTTTCTACTTCTGTAGTCTTTTTAGACTTCTTCTTTTTTGGCTCTAATTCAACACCTTCCTCAAATGAAGTAACCCAATCTTGAATATCAGATGATAGATTCTTACCATAATTATCATAATAATTAAATACTTTAGAAATAGATCCAATTCTTTTCAATACTTGTGAGAACATATAAGCATCCTTTGTTAATCCCTTAACCTTATATTGAGCAATTAAATGATAAACATAAGTAATCTCAGTAGCATTAACTGGAAAAGAAACCAATTCAGTATCATTAGTATATTTAGCATCTCTCATAGATCCCAAAAGATCAGTTAATTCAATAGCAAAGAAAACTGAATTCACATCATACTCTAATTTAGAAAGAACTAAGTCTGTTAAAAACTTCCACTGAGATCTATTTAAATGAAAATTATATTTAGTATCTCTTAATGTTGTAGCATAATTCTTCCACAATTCTTGAGATTGAGAATATAATTCATCTTTCTCAGTATCATTTTTACCTTTACCAGTATTTTTCTCTAAATACTCCTCAATAGTTGAGATTTTATTCTCTAATTCAGATTCATAAAAAGGTGTTAAGATTAAATTTTCTGTTTCATTTTCGAAAAATGAAATTTCAGGTCTAACTACATTTGTTTCAATTGTTTGATTTGACATATTTTATTTTTATTTTTTTACAGATTAACTGTTAATTCTTTCCATAGAATTAACATCATTAAAATTCAATGATGTTAAAGTTTCTAACTTATCTTTAGCATTAGTGTATTTCTCAATCCACTTATCATGTTCATCCATTAAATCAGAATGTTCTCCGATAGCTGCTAAATTTCTATCAGAAAAATAAAGTGATAAGTTAGCCTCAGCCTCAGCCATTTCAGCTTCATATCTCTTTTTTAACGCGTTTAAATATCTATTTCCTATACTCATAATTAAATAATAAATTCTTCATCGCCTTTAGCGTCTTTTTGTTGATCTACAAACAATTCCTCTACCTTGTTAGCCCTCGCCACTTTTTCGACTCCCCATTTATTAACAATAGATGTGAAAGTATTTAAATCAGTACCAACTAATTTAATTTTACCACTCTCCATATTGATATTAATCTTATCAATTTCTTGCTCAATAAGAATTGTGATTGAATCGTCATCAAAAGCATTTAATAAATCTTCATTAATTGAAATTAATAATTCTTTACCAAGAGCAAATGCATATTGATCTGATATCTTAGATACTTTAATTAATTGTTTTTGCTTTGAATTTCCTTGAAAAAGGAATCTGATATTCATTGTGAATGATTTTCTATTGAAAATATCCATAAATAATTCCTCAGTAGTTGAATCAACTTCATAGTAAGTTTCTTTTGCCATTTTATAATATTGTTTTTTATTTATAAAACGCAATTAGATAAAAGTTTATATGAAAATAAATAAAAGTGTGATAATTAAAATTGATAATAAAGATATTGGCAAAAATCTAAAATAGAATTTATCATAAAACTCATTTGATCTAAATAATTTAAATCCTATAACAACTTTCCAAGAAAATTTATCAACTTTTGACACCTCATAGAAATCATACATTTCATTCAAACCCTTTGAATTTAAAAAAGTTGCCAATTCATTTGAAAACTCTCTAATATAAGGCTCGGATATCCTATCAATATCACTTTTTCGTAAAGTAAATGCCTCACCGATTAATTCTTCAGGAATATTTAAAACAGTATATAACCTATATGCTCTATCAACTCTGATACCAAAATCTCTATTCAAAACATCACTATTTTCTTTTAGAGTTTTCCTAAAAGTTTTGAATAATCTCAATTTTTTAAAGAATCCAATATTTTTCATATGAATTATATGAATTTAATTAAATTAGTTTACTTAGTTTGTGAAGCAGGACCGGCACCACCACCACTTTCACCTAATTTTTTATAAATAAAGTCATCAAATGCAGAACCCTCAGAGAAGATTTGGTTTAAATTGAATAATAATTGAGCTATTGTATTTAATCTAATCAGCTCTGGACTCTTCTTGACATCTTTACCAACAATAGTCTTAGAATTAACCCCGGTCTTTTCACCATCTTTCTTACCAACACCAGAACCAGATTTAGATTTACCCTCTAACATTTTAGATAAAGCTGAAGATCTAGATTCCAAAACTTTAAGTACCTTATCAAGAGCCTTAGCATCAACAACCGATAAAGTAGCGATATTAGATGTCAAATCATTTAATTGTTTTAATTTATCAGTATTAACATTCTTAATAGATGATGTAAATTTGCTTAAAGATTTTGACAACTTGTCAAATGATTTAGCCATCTTAACTATACCATCAGTTATATTATTAATTGACTTTTTATCAAAAGTTTTAGAATCGATTAAACCTTTCTTTTGACTATCTTTAATTGTTTTAAGTAGTTTAACATAACTACTTATATTTGATATCATATTTTTAATATATTTATTAGACATATTATTTGAAAAATACTTAGAATTATTTGAAAATCTAATAGATATTCTAACAATTTCATCAACTATAGACTCAACTGATGATTTACCAAATCCAAACCTCAAACTGTTCTTTAATTTATTAAATGACCTAATACTATTAATCATATTGTTTAAATTATTATTAGCAACAGTACTAAATTTAACTTTTGATAATTTACGAGAAGTCTCAACAATAGAATTAACCAACTTATTAAAACTAGACATTTTAATAAAATTAAAAATTGATGTCGAATTCAAAATTCTCTGGAATTTTGAAATAGCCTTATAAACACCAGATGACCACTCAGAACTCGGATACTTAGTATAATTACCACCTGCTAATATAACACTAGCACTCTTTATACCCATAGAAACCGATCTAATCGAAGAAGTAAATTCTTCAACATCAGGAGCTGAACTAAACCAACCACTACTATCAGATAACATCTTATAAACAGGCATAAATCCCTTAATAGCAGCACTAACACCACTCGACCATTCAGCACTAGGACCATTTTTATAAACACCATCACCAACTGCTAAACTCTTAGCTGCCGCAACTATACCAGCTGAAACAGACTTGATTGCTGAAACAAAATCATCAACATCAGGCCCCGAACTAAACCAACCACTACTATCAGATAACATCTTATAAACAGGCATAAAACCCTTAATAGCAGCACCTACACCATTTGACCATTCAAAACTAGGACCATTTTTATAAACAGCATCACCAACTGCTAAACTCTTAGCCGCTGCAACTATACCAGCTGAAACAGACTTGATTGCTGAAACAAAATCATCAACATCAGGTGCTGAATTAAACCAACCACTACTATCTGATAATATCTTATAAACGGGCATAAATCCCTTAATAGCAGATCCTACACCATTTGACCATTCAAAACTAGGACCATTTTTATAAACACTCTCACCAACCGCTAAACTCTTAGCAGCGGCAACTATACCTCCAGACATAGACTTAATAGCAGTAACAAAATCATCAACATCTGGCGCTGAATTAAACCAACCACTACTATCTGACAACAATTTATAAATAGGAGTAAACGCTCTTAAAGCAGAAGAAACACCATCAGCCCACTCAACTGTTGGTCCATTTTTATAAACACCCTCACCAACCGCTAAACTCTTAGCTGCCTCAACTATACCTCCAGACATAGACTTAATAGCGGTAACAAAATCATCAACATCAGGTAAAGAATTAAACCAACCACTACTATCAGATAATAATTTATAAATAGGAGTAAACGCTCTTAAAGCAGAAGAAACACCATCAGCCCATTCAACTGTTGGGCCGTTTTTATAAACACCCTCACCAACTGCCAAACTTTTAGCCGCCTCAACTATACCACCAGCCATAGATTTAATTGCAATGACAAAATCATCAATGCTCGGTGGAGAATCGAACCAACCATCAGAATCTGACAACAACTGATAAATAGGAGAAAATGCTCTCAATGCAGATGAAACTCCACTTGACCACTCTTCCGTTGGACCGTTTTTATAAACACCCTCACCAACTGCTAAGCTTTTAGCAGCAGAAACTATACCAGTAGATATAGTTTGAATTGCTTTGGAAAAATCTTCAATACTAGGACCAGCAAACCAACCAATGGAATCATCCAACATTTCATAAACTGAAGAAAATCCTTTAATTGCAGTAGCAACTCCCTTAGACCAGGCTTCAGTCGGACCATTTTTATAAACATCTTCACCAACTGCTAAACTCTTAGCAGCAGTAACTATACCAGTAGATATAGTTTGAATTGCTTTGGAAAAATCTTCAATACTAGGACCAGCAAACCAACCAATGGAATCATCCAACATTTCATAAACTGAAGAAAATCCTTTAATTGCGGTAGCAACTCCTTTTGACCAAGCCTCTGTCGGACCATTTTTATAAACACCATCACCAACCGCCAAATTCTTAGCAGCAGTAACTATACCCATAGATATAGTTTGAATTGCTGATGAAAAATCAGAAATTGATGGTCCTTTAAAAAACCAATCTTGAGAATCTGATAAAATTTGATAAACCGGTGAAAAGGCACTAAGAGCTGAAGAAACTCCTTTTGACCAAGCCTCTGTCGGACCCTTATCCCATGATCCACGAGAAAGTATCTTATCAACAGCAACCATTGTGTGTGATATTGATAAAATAGCTGAAAGACCCAACTCCAAAGCAACCATACCTAATCCAAATGTTCCAAGAATTGCAACACCCAAAGCCAACGCTGGTAATCCAAATACAGATGAAGCCAATGCAACACTACCCACCCAAGAAGGAGTAGGATATTTATCATACTTACCAGCACCCAATATATAAGAAACAGCAGTTATTGTAGTAGCTATTAATAGGATTCCAGATAGACCCATTTCTAAAGCAACCATACCAAGACCCAGTGTTCCGAGAATTGCAACACCTAAAGCTAAAGCCGGCAGACCTAACGCAGTTGCTGCCAATCCAACACTAGCGGTCCAAGCAACATTTGGATATTTATCATACTTACCAACACCCAATATATAAGAAACAGCAGTTATCGTAGCAGCAATTAATAAAATACCAGTCAATCCAGATTCTAAAGCAACCAGACCTAACCCAAATGTGCCGAGAATT